TGTGGTCATTCTTAACTTAGATAATGATGAAAAGAGACAACTGGTCGAACATTGCTATCGAACACAAAAGGTGTTAATCAATCCGCTGATAGATTGGGATGATGAATTCCTGTGGTGGTACATCAAGCATGAAGGAATAGAAATCAATCCCTTGTATGGCTGTGGATGGGAAAGAGTCGGATGTATAGGATGCCCGATGGCAGGAAAGCATCGAGCGTGGGAGTTTGAAAGATATCCCGCATATAAGCGAGCGTACATAAAAGCATTTGAAAAGATGTTGATAGCTAGGGAGCAGGCAGGACTCGAAAACAAGTGCGGATGGACTGACGCAGAGTCTGTGTTCAGATGGTGGATGGAAGATAAGACAGATCCGAATCAGATGACAATAGATGACTGGCTTCACGAAATCGGAGCGGATTATACGCTAACAGGAGACTGAACAATGAAGATTGATATTTTCAACGCAGAAGAAAAATACGACATTCTCTACACGGACCCACCGTGGCAGCAAGGCAGGGGCGGAAAGAAAGCGGCCAGACCGAACAGCACCGGAACAACAGTACCATACGAGACAATGGACGTCCCCGGAATTATGGAACTGCACCGCTATGTCACAAACGAACTCATGAATGAAAAGCACAATGTATTCATGTGGACGATAGACAAGTACCTGCCGCAAACAGAGGAAATCATGAGCCTGCTTGGATATAAACTCCACGCAAGGTTGATATGGGATAAGGGCAACGGACCGGCACCCGCCTACACGGTGCGCTTCGCACATGAGTACCTGCTCTGGTTCTACAAGAAGGGAAATATCATCCTCCCGGACAAGGACAAGCGTGGAGCATTCTCCACGGTACTCAGAGAGAACAGTAAACGGCATCACAGCCAGAAGCCGGAATGTGCCTATCAGATGTTAGAAACATTCTTCCCACAGGCAAAGAAACTGGAACTCTTCGCAAGGGCGGAGCGTGACGGTTGGGACCAGTGGGGAAATGAATTATAAAACCAAAGGAGGAGCAACAACATGGAAACAGTAACAACATTAGACGACAAGGTCAGAGCCTTCAAGGTGCTGCTCGACAAAAAAGATGAATTGGCAGAGCAGACCAAGGCAAACAATGAGGAAATCAAAAACCTCGAACAGGAAATCGCACAGCAGATGGTGGACGAGGAAAAGCCGGATACTACGGTGGATGGCTTCAAGTACAGCCTGCAGGAGAAAACGAGATACTCCAAGATTTCAGAAGAAAAGCTGATGGAAAAAGGTCTGGTATTCTTCGATGTCTTGAGAGAACAGGGATTCGGACACCTCATCACAGAGAGAGTAGATCCACGAACCCTCGACTCTGCGATGAACAATCTGGCGGCCGAGAACGATGGCGAACTGCCGGAAGAAATGGCAGAGGTGCTCTCCGTTTATTCGGAACTTAAGGTATCCAAGAGAAAAGCCAACACCAAGGCTCTGAACAGAGCAAAGAAAGCGCAGGAGGTATAAAGATGGACTACGAACAGATGGAAATTGATATCACACTGGAAAGTGACCGTGACCTCAAAGAGAATATGCAGGCGACTGCCAAGTTCGCACTGGGGCAGATCATGGAGTATCAGCACCCGACCAAGGTAAAGAACCGCCATGAGGGATACGGCATCGCAGCGGAGGGATATGCGTCCCTGCAGGGCAAGATGAAGTCCACCAAGACAGACATGGATGACCTCTTAAAACTCCTGCCAAATGGAGACGGCGATGTCCTCAATGTAATCGGCAGCCTTTACAATTCAGCGGTCGAGGTAGCCGTGGAGTCCATCAAACTGGCAGCACAGGCACAGAGGATCATGGACGACCTCTACTACGGAGAAAGCGGAAAGCCGACACCAATGGAAGAATATCTGGATGAGCAGGAAGCAGGAGAGTCAGAGGACGATGGCTTCGAGGAAGCAGACAATAACAAAGAAGATGCAGAGGAAATGGAGGAATAAGACATGGCAAAGAATGAGGTAGCAACAACAGAAAAGAATTTTAATCTGGTCACGCTGACCGGAGAACTGAAGGAAGCAGTCGCAGAGGAACTGGACGGTCTCGGCACTCTTCCCTTTGAGAGAGCAAAGATTCCAAGCGGTGGCGGTCTGGCATTTGAACTGCCGGGAGAGACCGAGGATGAGCCTGTAATGAGTACAGACCTCACCGGAGTTCTTATCCATCATCATCCGGTAAACGCATACTGGAAAGAGGAATACGCAGGCGGCAATGTTCAGCCGGACTGCTCAAGCCATGACGGAAAGCAGGGAGTGGAGCGTGAAACCGGAGAAATCCATGATTGCAGCAAGTGCCCGCATAACCAGTTCGGAAGCGGAAAGAACGGATCTGGAAAAGCCTGCAAGAACATTCATAGATGTTACATCCTGCAGGAGAACAACCCTGTACCGATTATCCTCGCACTGCCGCCAACCTCTCTGAAATACATTAGAGATTACATCGGCAAGCGAATCCTCCTCAAAGGACTCCGCTGCTACGATGCCGTAACTAAGATCACACTGAAAAAGGAAAAGTCAGCAGACGGCATTATATATTCCAGAGCAGCCTTTGCATTTGTGAGTAAGCTGACGGACGAACAGAGAGCCGAAACAAAGGCAATGGTAGAGATGATCAAGGCGCAGGCGGATAACATCCCGGATATTGATGAAGCAGACTATAACACAGGAGCCGCCGTGGATGCAGCGGACTTCCAGAGTGTAGACGGAGACGCAAACCTGCCGTTCAACTAAGGCAGACCAAGCTGGGAGCGGAAACGCTCCTGGCATTATCCAAAGGAGGCACAGTATGCAGATATTATTTGATAACTGGACCGGCAGATACGATGATGAATGCTTAATGCCGGGAGACATCGTGGAAGCGGCTATGGTTTACAACTTTAGGGAGAACGCAGGCAACCAGACGGATACTATGATCCAGATGAGCGAGGTCGCAGACATCGTAGGCAACCTGCCAATCTATGACACCATATACAAAGAGAACAGATACTCGCCATGGAAGTACGCAGGACAGTGCTATCCGGGAGAGTTACAGAATAGAAATCCGGCACTCATGCCAATGTGCTATATCTGCAGCAGATACAGGGCAGATACCAGAGAGGAACTGGAAGAAAATATCAAAGTGGCGAAGTGGGCAGCAAGCAAGGTAGTCAGCGAAGGAAAGATACCGATCGCACCGCACCTTTACTTCCCACGATTTATGGATGACTCCATCGCCGGAGAGAGATACTTCGGAATGGAAGCAGGCAAGCGTCTGATGATGCAGTGTAAAGAATTCCTCGTAGTGACCGTGGATAATGTGATCAGCGAGGGAATGAATGAGGAAATCGACTACATGACGAACAAACTCATGATGCAGGGCAAGTCAATCAATTTCACAAGACTTACTCTGGAACAGGTAATACTTAGTAGATTGGAGCGATAATATGCAGCAGGCAGCGGAGGTCGATTTAGACCGTCTGGTAGATTATAAAACTGAATACTGCTCCGTTATCAAAAAGCACAAGATCACAGGCGACAACCTCACAGGTCTGTGTCCATTCCATGATGACCGTGCCAATTCATTCTCGGTAGACCTAAAGACCGGAAAGTGGCACTGCTTTGCAGAGGACGAGGGCGGAAACTTCGTCACATTTTATGCAAAGCTGAATGGACTGGATACCAAGGAAGCCTATAAGCAGATACTGGAAAAGTATGGAGCATTGAATGAGCCGCAGGAGAAACCAAAAGAGAAGAAACCAGGACTGGATCACTACACCGTGTCCCAGTATTCATTTGAGAAGCGTCTCCCAGAGGACTGGCTGAAAGAACAATGCTGCCTGCAGACAAAGAAAGACCGAAACGGAGTCCAGTATTTATACATACCATACTTTGACGCAGAAAGAAATCTGGCACTGCACCGCAAGAGATACGGCGGAAAGCAGTTCCGGTGGGAATATGGAAAGGCGGACAGGCTGTGTATGTACGGACTATGGCAGATAGAAGCCATAAGGAATATCGGATACGCAGCACTGGTCGAGGGCGAGAGCGATTCCCAGTCCATGTGGTACATGGGAATCAGCACACTCGGAATACCGGGAGCATCCATGATGCGGGCAGACTGGGCAGGAGTCCTGCAGGATTTGAAACTTTACATCCATGTAGAGCCGGACAAAGGCGGGGAAGCATTCCTCGCCAAAGTCACAGGGGCACTCCGGGAAGGAAAGTTCGTAGGAGAAGTATACAAATGGAGCTGCCGGACACTTGGATGCAAGGACCCATCGGAAGTTTATATGAAGTATGGCAAAGAGGAAGCGGCCGAGAAGATCCGAAAAGCAATCAGCAACGCAGAGCAGATAGACATCGAGGAGGACAATATCCCGGAAGCAGTCGAGGGAGCACCTGTGAACTTAAGACAGCCGGAAGGTTGGATTTATTCAGAAAAGGGAATCAGCGTGATTGATGAAAAGAAGTACGCACCAGTTATGGTATGCAGAACCCCGATCATTATCACGCAGCGACTGCGGAGCATGGAAACAGGAGAGGAAAAGATAGAGGTAGCATTCAAAAGGGATGGGCAGTGGCACAAGGCAATCTACCCACGAAGTACCATCTTCACATCCAGAGCCATCACAGCACTGGCAGACTTAGGATGCACCGTCACATCGGAGAACGCAAAGCACATCGTAAAATTCTTGGCAGCACTGGAAGCCGAGAACATAGACATCATAAAGAAAGCAGACTCCACAAGCACATTCGGATGGCAATCCGGAAAGCGGTTCGTGCCGGGGCATGACAAGGACATCGTTCTGGACATTGACCCATCGCAGAGGGGCATGGCAGCGGCATACTGCCAGAACGGAACAATGGCAGACTGGCTCAAAATGATAAAGCCACACCGAAGCAGAGACAAGTTCCGGTTCATACTGGCGGCCAGTTTCACAGCACCGCTCCTGCGAATCATAAAGCAGAGAATATTCTTCGTGTACAACTGGGGCGGTTCAAAAGGCGGAAAGACCGCAGCACTTAAGGCAGCACTCTCCGTATGGGGCGACCCGGAAAGACTGATGGTAAATTTCAACGCAACGCAGGTAGGCTTGGAGAGAACCGCATCCTTTTACTGCGACCTCCCACTGGGAATTGATGAGCGACAGTTGGCAGGAAACAACCAGAACTCACTGGAGAAAATCGTGTACATGATCGCCAGTGGTACAGGAAAGATACGAGGTGCAAAGAGCGGTGGCATCCAGGCAACACAGACATGGAGAACCGTGGCACTGGCAACCGGAGAAGAACCACTATCAACAGAAACATCGCAGACAGGTGTAAGCACCCGTGTGCTTGAAATATACGGCGGACCATTTGACGATGAGAGGGAAGCCTCCGTCATGCATCAGCAGTCTGGAATGAACTGCGGATGGGCGGGACCGGCTTACATCGGAATGCTCCTGCACACAGATGAGAGAAGCATCACGGAGAAATATGATGAAATGATGCAGTATGTGTACCAGATCAGCCGAGGAAAGAGCGGATCACACATAGCAGGCATCGCAGCGGTGGCACTGGCAGACGCAATCATCGATACATGGGTATTTAATAACGGAGAATGGCTGAAACGGTACGAAAATGGAGAATTTGATACGGAATCAGCCAAAACCAACACGGAAAAACTGCAAATCGATCCGGAATCATGGGAAAGAGCCAAAGAGATGGCAAGGAACATCCTGCAGGAGCAGATGAACGCAGATACCGGAGATGTAAACGAGAATGCCACGCAGTACATCGTGGACTGGATACTGTCAAACAAGGACAGCTTCGGAGAGAAAGCCTTCGGAACGTGCCTTGGCATGATCCAGAACAAGAACGCATACATCTTCCCGTCCATGCTGACGCAGGCACTCACGAAAGCAGGGTACTCATCCAGAAAGACACTGAAATACCTCGCAGATAAGGGTCTGATCGGAGTATCAGTCCTTAAGGATGGCAGCACCAAGAACTCCGTAACAAAATGGTTCAACAACCGAAACTGTCGCTTCGTGGAATTCCACCTAGGCGACCTCGCAGAGGAAAAGGACCCGTTACTGGAGGAGGAAGAAATCGCAGAGCAGATGAAACCGCAGCAGATGAGTCTGCCGGGAACAAATGACGGATGGCAGACCATACCCGATGAGGAAGCAGATAAGCTGCCGTTCAATTAGTCACAGAATTTGCGATTTAGTCACAAAAACCATGGAGCAGAAAAAATTGTGTGACTGGAAATTATGTGACCAAAATCGCTAAAAAGTTATAAAAAACCTTAAAAAACCGCACACCTAAAATTAGGTGTTTAGTTAGGTGTTCGGTTAGGTGTTTAGTAAAAAACCCAGTAAAATCAAGGCTTTTAATAACATCTAAACACCTAAAACACCTAAATCACTATTTTTATTGTATTTACGGAAAATTGTGTGACTGCATGAAGGGTTAGTCACAGAAATCACTAAAAAAACATGGTGTATTTCAAAAATTAGGTGTTAGGTGTTTAGTAACCCCGATAAAGCCAGTAAAATCAAGGGTTTCACACCGCACACCTAAATGAACACGTAGGTGTGCGGTGTGAAAAATGGAGCATTAGGTGTTCGGAGACAGAAAGGGTGGTGCGAATGGAAGATGAAAGCATCCAAAAGGATGAAGAAAAGCTGAAATCGCTACTGGAGACACTGAAAAAGAATGACGAGAATGTGCCAGAGGAACTCCTAAAGACCAAGTACAAGAAACCGTACCAGGAACTAAAGGATAGCATCAAGGAAGTAGCGGATCAGATCTCCGGCAGGAGAATCAGACAGGACATCGTTATAAAAAACGATGATGCCGGACAGGTTCTCATAAAGCAGATACAGGAAATGCTTGAGGAAAAACGGAGAGCCGGAACAGGCAAGGAACTCGGCAGGACACTCTACAAGGAATACAGTGTCGAGAAATTCCTACAGGTGGTGGAAGAAATCAGAATAGCAGTCTGGAATCTGTGGATACCTTACTGGCAACAACACTGCTGCTTATACGCAGCACCGGAGTGCTTCGATGAGGACGGACCGCCACCGAAGATTTATAACGATCTGACAAAAGAGTTCCTTGTAGACCAGGAACAGAACATCTGGGAGAAGAAACCAGAGTGGGAAACAGAAAACAGAATGATCATCACAGCCGGAGCGTGCCACATTCTGGCTGAGGGATTAAGAAATAAGGAGGAGCAAGACAATGGATAACAGACAGGCAAACATTAACAGATTTGAAGCAGAGATGGCAAAGGTAACAAGAGACGGAGTGGACAAGCTGATGGCATTTATCAGAAAGAGCGATATGTACGCAGCACCTGCAAGCACCAGATTCCACCTTTCAGTGACAGGCGGACTGCTGCAGCACTCACTCAATGTACTGGATGCACTGAGGGCGAACCTTACAAAGAACGATGACGGCACATACTCATACGAGGTCGCAGGAGTTCCGGCAGCCAGAGTGACAGAGGAAAATGTGATCATCATGGCACTGCTCCACGACATCTGCAAGACCTACTTCTACACAACAGAAATCAGAAACCGCAAGGTAGGTGGAAAGTGGGAGCAGTATGAAGCATTCGCAGTGGATGACAAGATTCCATACGGACACGGAGAAAAGTCGGTAATGATGATCGAGGAATACATGAAGCTTCAGCCAGTGGAACGATATGCCATCAGATGGCACATGGGGTACACCGAAGCCGACACCTTATCATTTAACAATGCTATCGACAAGTATCCAATGATCTGGGCACTGCATTCCGCAGACACACAGGCAGGCCACTTCATGGAAGCCAACGAGGGAAACAAACTGGCATACGCAGACAACGGATCAGCGGAATACGCAGATCAGCCGACCATGCAGGAGGCAACCGCCCCGGTATTTGAGGAGGCGACACCAGTATGAGCATGATGGAACTGCTGTCCCAGATGAGAGAGCGAGCCAGAGCCAAGAAGCAGCGCAAAGGAAGCCTGCCGTGGTTTTGTATCATTCTTTCGGACAAATGCGTAGAGCCGGAAAAACCCTGTACTGAGTGCAGGGTTTACGAGGAACATAAAGAAGAAATCGAAAAGGAGATGGAGAGACATGATCATCAAGATTGAAGCAGTACCGAAACTTGTAGTGGAAGATGGAGTAGAGAAAGTCGTCATGGGAGAAAACAATCAGCCAGTGTGGGATAAAGAAAGAGCACTTATCACAACCAAGGGCGGCAATTACCGCAGAATCGTCACACTCACAGACGAACTGGCGGCAGAGGTGGTAAAAGGACACCGATACTTCAATGCAGTAGAGAAAAACGGAAAACTCCACATCACAGGGAGAGTGTCCGCCAGATTTTAAGGAGGCAGACGATGACAGCAAAGAACGCAGAAGGGTATCCAGACCCAACAGCAGAGGAAGCAATCCGCCATGTAATGCGTGGCGGAAAACTGGATTATACATCCTTCAGAACCTACGAGGAACTGCAGGACTACACCATAAAGCATAACAAGGGTATAAACACCAGAGAAGCAGCCGACAAATTCATCCGGGAGAAGATGCCAAAGGAAAGCTACTTCCAGAAGAAAATCCTCGACTGGATAAAGGATAACGCACCAAATGCCATCGCATGGAAAGAAGCAGCCGGCCCGTACTCCAGACAGGGAATCCCAGACATTACCTGCATCATCAATGGCAGGTATTACGGATTCGAGGTCAAGCGGCCATTTATTGGGGTGCTGAGTAAGATGCAGGAGCAGACGATAAAGCAGATCCGCAGAGCAGGTGGCAGAGCATGGGTAGTCACTTCGGAAAAGGAAGTAGCAGAAATCCTGCTGCCGGAACTGACACAAAAATAGCAAGGGAGCAAACAGAATGAGAGTAGCAATCGAACCGAGAAAAGCAACTGACCGTGGCGGATATTACTGTATGCCGCTGAAGGTAAATGTGCCGACAGGACGCAAGGACTGGAAGCTGACCAAGTGCCCGGAGTGCGGTGCACAGTGTTGGGAACTGCCACTGGCAGAAGTAGCCAAGGCGCAGGGAGCAAAAGGACTCTGCACCATGTGCGCTTTAAAGAAGGGAGTGAGCGGAAGATGAATGATGATGAAAAGTGTTGCTGCGGAAACTGCCTGCACCACAGACCATCATGGGAAACAGGACATCTGAGCGGATGGCACTGCGATAACTTCATGGCAGACGCATACGGATGTGATACGGAGTACGATGATGGAGAAGAATGTCCAGATTTTGAAAGCAAGAGGTAGGCAAACCATGTGGAAGATTTTCATAGAATACGATGATAAAAGCAAATTGACGATAACCGGAAAGCACAAGGATATTCCGGTAGAACTGGCGAACAAATACTACAGAGAATATGTGAAAAGCAGCGTATGCAATGCCGCATATCAGCAGTATCCAAAGAAAGACCATAAACCAATGTCACTAGCAACGAAGATCATGGAACTTCAGAAGGGAGCGTAGCAATGGGAGAAAAACCATTAACAACCGAAGAACTACGGCAGATGGCAGGACAGCCAGTGTGGTGTCCGGATGAGGAAGCATACGGAATCGTGATGTGTGACAAAATCGGGCAATGGGCAGGCATTCCATTCCTGCACGGAGTATGGTATGGGGATGGCAATGGCTGCGGTGTGGAATTTAATCATAATATCATCAAGAGAAGGCTGAGATGCTACAGAACGATCAGCGAGAAAGACATCCCGAAACCACTCATAAAGAAAGCAGCATTCGGAGATATTGTGATGGTATGCCCAAACTGCGAAAACGCAGCCGTTATCAATCCATACAGAAAAATCAATCCATACAGAAAAGACAGGGAATTATATCCGCACTGTCCATGGTGTGGGCAGAAATTAAAGGAGGCAGAGGATGAGACTGAAAAAGAAAATCAGTAGGCAGAGTAAGATATTTAAAAAGGCGATCAATGCAAAGTGGGCATTCTACTGGGCAAAGTTTATGACAGAAGCAGCGACTATCTGCAGGAAGTACACGCATGAAGTAATCGAAGGCAAGGGAACGGATCATGAATATACACACCTCTCATGCGATGGCTGCCCATTCAATGTGGAGAAGTTCGGGGAGCACAAGATATGCGGGTGCATATTAAGCGGACCGGACGGCTGGGATGAGCCAAAGGTAATCGGTCATATCGTCCGCACAATAATCCATGAAATGGCGGGTGGCAAGAAATGAAAAAGAAAGAAACTGAAGCGCAAGCAAGAGAACGCAGAAAAAAAACAATACGGATGTGATGGACTTTGCTATGGCGGAATGAATGACGATGGAGTCATGTGTCAGCCTTGTGGCGGAATAGACACCTGTGAGGAAACCAGATACATAGAAGCGTTTGCTACCTAGGGAGCGGCACTGGTCATACTTTTAACACCAATCGCTATGGTTGCAGGTTTTGTGCTTCTCATAGTTGCGACAGTGAAAGGACGGATATAAACATGGGAAAAGGTAAACAAAAGCGAAAACCATTCGGGATGAATTCATCCCTGGCAGACGCAACGAAGATCATGAAACTTCAGAGAGGAGGAGAATAATGGAAAAAGTCACGATGTATAGGTGCGAATATTGCGGAAACCTTTTTGATACAGCAGAACTAAGTGCAAAACATGAACAAAGGCACAGGAATATTGATGGTGCAAACGAAATGCTTCGAGAGGGTGCAACGCTTGAACAGATAAATCAGAGATACAAAATCTGGAGCAATGTACCGGATCACTTAAAAGAAGCCACAAAGGATAATTGTTTCAGAATTTCATACTGGCAGTGTTGCAATAAGCCAGCATACACAATGAGAGAGATAAAAATGGACGGAAGAATCAGATTATTCGGATGCGGATCATGGAACGGATACTACGGTAGCGATGTAAGAATTGATAGTACTGACTTAAAAGACATACATCAACCAGACGAACTGTTTATCGATCCAAGATATGAAAGTAGGTGGTAAAAGTGGCAAAAGGTAAACCAAAGCGTAAGCCATTCGGGATGAATTCCAGTCTGGCGGACGCAACGCAGGTAATGAGACAACTTCCGGTGTCGGCAATGCTCTCATCCATAGAAATGCAGATAAACATCCTGCAGGAGCGTGGAGTAGAGATACGAGACTGGGAGAACAAAGACCGGGTACTCAAGCAGGTAAGGATACTCGGCGGAAAAGCATACTTCCTTGCGGAGGACAAACCCAGGGATTAGAAAGAAGGAAAACTATGACACCAGACAGCATGGCAAATGAGGTAGAAGAACAAAAACTGCTTCTCAAACAGTACCTCGGACAATATTATTATGCCAAGATGAAAAAGAAGCAGTTGGAAGCCAGACTTCGTACTTTCAGAGAAAATATGCTCGGCACAAAGGGGATGCAATACTCCCCAGTGCCACGCAGCCAGACCAACAGCGTAGGAGACGGACCGGCAACGCAGGTCATCCGTGCAATGGAGATCGAGGACAGAATCGAATCACAGAAAGCAGAGATGGCAAAGACCATGCTGAATGTGATGAAGATCATGGATTTTTTACCAACGGACTCCACGGAACGGAGCATACTGGAATACAGACACATTGACTGTTTGAGTTGGAAGCAGGTATGCAAGGAAGCAAACATGACAAGGACCCCGTGCAACAAATACTACAACGCAGGAATTGACAAGCTGCTTACATACAAAAAAGTACAGTCAATTTTACAGGAATTCGCCTCCT